GTAAGTTCTGCTGGTGTTGTAACATTCGCTCATATTGGTGCTGCTGTTATGAGTGCAGGTACGTTAGCTGCACCAAGCACAACAAAAGCATTTACTTTTGATGACGGTGATGTGGTAGTTCCTTATTTAAGTATTTTAAGTACAAATGCAGATTCTGCAATACACTTAAAAGCTATTAAGATAACTCGTACACCTGGAATTAGTTACACAGACTAATACCTAACTATATAGTGGGGGTTAATTACCCCCACACTTTTATAAGGAGAATAATATGGGAATGTCAGGTGGTAAGTCAGACGTAAAACCAGCTTTTATAAGTGATGAAGTTGCTGCAGATGATAACTTTATTGTTACAGCAGCAAGACCAGATACAACAGCAACATTAGCGAATACAGCTTTTGCTTCTGGGGGTGCTAGAATTTTATCAGTAAAAACTTCTGGTACTGGCGATAATGCTAAAACAAACACTATTGTTGGAACGGATGTTTTTGATAATGCTTTAACAGAAGTAATTGTTTCTACTGGTTCTGCTGAAGCTGTTGATGGTACTAAATTTTTTAAAACAGTTACTTCAATTACAAGTTCTGCTAAATTCGCAGCTAATATAGAAATAGGTTCTATTGCTTCTGCTGCACAAGCCGTTGGTGGTGGCATTAGAGTTCGTCTAAAAGGATTCTCAATTGTATCTGGTGGCTCTACTGGAACTGTTGAATTTATTGATGGAACTCCAGAATCAGGAACAGTATTGTTTAAAGCAAGAACAATAGGAACTGATAATACAACGCTTGATAGAACTATACCTCAAAATGGTGTTTTATTTGAGAGTGGTTTAAGTATTAGATACACTGTTGGCACAGTAGATATGATGACGTTCTTCTTCGCATAGAGGTAGAGATGGCTGAGAAAAAGAAAAAAGGCACTATGAAAGGTCACACCATAGGTGGTGGACAGAAAAGACCTACGAAGTCTGGTGCTGGCATGACTGCAAAGGGTGTCGCTAAATATCGTAAAGACAATCCTGGCAGTAAATTAAAAACAGCAGTAACTGGTAAAGTTAAGGCTGGTAGCAAGGCATCAAAAAGACGTAAGTCTTATTGTGCAAGAAGTGCAGGACAAATGAAGAAGTTCCCTAAAGCCGCTAAAGATCCAAATAGTCGTTTACGACAAGCTAGAAAAAGGTGGAAGTGCTAATGGAAAAAAATGTTCAGTCTTTGCAAATAGAATTTGCCGAATGGAAATCTAAACAAGACTATCTTGTAAAGCATGTTGATGAATTAAGAGCAGACATGACAGATATTAAACGAGCAGTATTTCAAGCTAAATGGATGCTTATTGGTGCTTTGGCAGTGATAGCTGTAACTAATACGGGAGCGGTAACAGAATTGTTAGCGTTGTTAAAATAATGGCTATGGGTAGATCTCAAATGAGTATGCAAATATCTAAGCCTCCTTCAAAGAAAAAGAAGATAAAGAAAATAAAGACAGTAGTAAAGGTAAAAAAGAATGCCAAAAGACGCTTGTTACAGAAAAGTTAAAGCAAGATACAGAGTTTTCCCTTCTGCGTATGCTAGTGGAGCTATTGCAAAATGTAGAAAAGTTGGAGCTGCTAACTATGGAAATGCAAAAAAGAAAGCTGAAGGTGGTGTTGTTGAGATGAAAAAAGGAGGTTCTGTTGCAAGAGGCAAAAGAAAAAGAACATCTAAAAATCCAAAGATAGCCAGAGGATGTGGCATAGTTATGGAAAACAGACGCAAAGTTACAAAGTATAGATAATGGCAGTTCGTAAAACACAAAAAGGTCTAGCTTTAAAAAGATGGTTTAAGGAAGGCTGGAAAGATGTTAAAACTGGCAAAGCATGTGGTCGTCAAAAAGGTGAGAAAAGAGGAACTCCTTATTGTCGCCCAAGCAAAAGAGTTTCTTCAAAAACTCCAAAAACTAGTTCAGAGATGACATCAGCAGAAAAAAGAAGTAGAATAAGTCAGAAGAATAAAATAGGACAACCCGCAGGTAAACCAAGAAGAGTTAAATCTCTTAGGAGAAAAAAGAAATGACAACTTCTAGCTCAACAAACTTTGAACTTGACGTAGCTGATTATATTGAAGAAGCCTTTGAGAGATGTGGATTAGAAGTTCGTACTGGATATGATCTTCAAACGGCTAGAAGGTCTTTAAACATTATGTTAGCAGAATGGGCTAACAGAGGTTTAAACCAATGGACTATTTCACAAAGAACTCAAGCTCTAACTGCAAATGATGCAGAGTATTCTTTAGGTACAGATGTAATTGATATACTTTCTGCTGTTGTCCACAGAGGAACTACAGATTTTAGTATGTCAAGAATAAGTAGAGATGCTTATTTGTCTACTCCAAGTAAGACCACGACTGGAAGACCAACTCAGTTTTTCCTTGATAGGCAAATTACACCAAATTTAAAAATATGGCCAACACCAGAAAATAGCACAGATACGATTGTATATGATGCTTTAACAAGAATACAAGATGCAGATTCTGCTGTAAACACAATGGAAATACCATTTAGATTTTATCCTTGTCTAACTGCTGGTCTTGCCTACTATATAGCTATGAAAAAAGCTCCTGATAGAATACAATTATTAAAAAGCGTTTATGAAGAAGAATTTGAAAGAGCTATAGGAGAAGACAGAGACAGATCTTCTTTTACTGTAACACCTCAATTAAGTTTTTATAAGGTAGGATAATGGGAGCTTTTGCGTCTGGTAAACACGCTTATGGATTATCAGATAGATCTGGGTTTAGATACAGATTAAAAGATATGCGTAAGGAATGGACAGGATTATTAGTAGGCAAAGATGAGTATGAGGAGAAGCATCCTCAATTAACTCCTCCAAAAGTTTCAACTGATCCAGAGGCTATAAGAAATGCTAGACCAGACAATGATGATGATTTTACTGTTTTTACTATTTATACAAACACAGATTTAGGTATAATAGGTTCTAAATTAAACACTTTTGAAGCTACATCTTCTTTAGGCAGCGTAACGGTGAGTATAACATAATGGCATGGACATTAACTACATTAACTCAATCTATTAAAGATTGGACAGATAATTCCGAAGCAACATTTGTTGCAGAAATACCTTTTTTTATAACGAATGCAGAAGAACGAATATTTAAATCTATAGATTTAGAGTATTTTCGTAAAAATGCTTCTGGAGTATTCACTAGTGGTAATAAGTTTTTGTCTATGCCTAGTGATTATCTTTCTTCTTTTTCTTTAGCTTTTTTAGACTCTAGTGGAAATACTAATTTTCTTTTGCAAAAAGACGTAAGTTTTTTACAGCAATACACACCTGGTGGAAATTCAACAACAGGAAATCCAAAGTATTATGCACCTTTTGACTTTGAAACTTTTATTGTTGCACCAACTCCTGATGCTAATTATACAGCAGAACTGCACTACTTTTATAGACCAGCTTCAATAACAACAGACAATACTGGTACAACGTGGATAGGTGACAATGCTACTGATGCTTTATTATACGGTTGTTTAGTTGAAGCCTATATTTTTATGAAAGGTGAAGGAGACGTAATTAAAATGTATTCCGATAGATATGCAGAAGCTCTTTCTAGGTTAAAAAATTATGCAGAAGGAATGGAAGACAAAGACGCTTTCAGAGCAGGAAAATTACTAAAGCCAAGAACATGAGTAATTTAAAAAATAAAACAATAGCCATAGTCGGTTTAGGAAATACTTTTGCAGAATACATTCTTGCTAAAACAAGAAGTGATGCTTTTGATGAAGTATGGGCTATAAACGCAATGTCTTCTGCTATTTTCCATGATCGTGTTTTTATGCTTGATCCAGCATCTCGTTTTTTAGATGGAGAAATGGCTGGAAAACAAACAAATGTAATGAAAGAAAGATTATTACAAAAATTAAATATTCCTATTTATTCTTGTTGTTTAGACAAAAGATGTCCTGATGTAGTAGAATACCCTTTACAAGAAGTTTTACAAAAAACTAATTACGCTTACTTAAATAACACAGTTCCTTATGCGATAGCCTTTGCTATATCTCAAGAAGTTAGTAAAATTTGCTTGTATGGGATAGATTTTAGTTATAAAGATGTTCCTCATATGGCAGAAGCAGGTAGAGCTTGCACAGAGTTTTGGTTAGCTATTGCTTCTACAAAAGGAATAAAAATTGAGGTTGCACATAATTCTACCCTTTTAGATACTAATGTGCCAGATGAAGAAAAGCTGTATGGATACCATAGATTAGACGATCCCATAGTTTCTACAGTCCATGAAGGAAGTATGTTAATAACAAGAAAATCAAAATTAGAACCACCAGAGCCATTAGATGCAATTCCAAGAATATATGGTAGAGAGGAAGACACAAGATGACATTTTTTTCAGCAATACAGGGTAATACTGCTCCTGTTAATATTATGACTTCTAATAACGGAGGTCTTTCAGACGAACAAATAGCACAAATGGCAACAGATAAAATTGTTGCTGTATCTGAAAATGCTCCAGATGTTATTAGAGATCAAGCCAATGTTTTTAAAGAAAATGTCAAAAAACTTTTGTTTCATTATTTACTCTTGGCAAGAAGAGAAGAAAGAGCTACAATAGTACACATGATACAAGAATCAGGCCAAAAAGAATTGGCAGAGTATATAAGGAGACTATAATGGCAATAGCACAAGCACTTTGTACTACGTTTAAAAAAGAACTTTTAACAGCTACTCATAATTTTGCAACAAATGGTAATGCGTTTAAGTTGGCTTTATTTGCAGAAAGTAGTGGTGGAAAATCAAGTACGACTGCAACATTAGGAGCTGCGTCAACTGTTCTTGTGACAACGGGAGAAGTTGCTTCAAGTGGTTCTTATGCAACTGGAGGTGGAGCTTTAACTAAAGTTGCACCAACTAATGTTAGCACTACA